ATCAGGGGGTAAATATTCGGAAAATACTTTTGAAAGTAATTGAAATTCTAGCCTCTGAGCATAGTGCAATCGTTTATGGATAGCGCTCATAACTTTTGTTCCGCGCTCTAATAAAGCCACAGTCGTGCCTACAGGCATCGCCGCATTAGCGTCGCCTATATTTGTGTCAGCTATTGCTGCAAACCGTTTTCCTGAATCTACTAAAATACCAAGCAAACTCATAAGCACACTGCTTGGTTCTTTTATCGGCAAGGGAATTAAATTTTCTCTTAAATTGCCACCCGTTGTATCTATGTCTCTAAACTCGCCTGGCTGTAACGGCTCATCTTCATCCCTAATTCTCATGCCCCTGGCTTTAAAGCCGGCTGGCAAGTTAGCTAATGTTCCAGCATCAATTAATTGCCTCAATATTGATGTGCTGGCTTTTGATATGCCACCAATCATGTGAGACAGGCCTAATCCATAAAAACCAAGCCCTGGTAAAAACTTGTATTGAACAAAAAAGTTAATCTTGTTCTTGTAGGGGTCGCCTTCGTTGTAATTTCTTCGTATTGCTAAAACTTGCTCTGATTGTTCATCTATCGTGACAATGTATGGCAGTTTTAATCCGGTAGGCTCGCCATCTTCTCCTATATCCTCAAACCCTTCTAGGTCTAAAATACAGTGAACCTCATAAACTGTATGGTCCCGATCTTCCGCATAGCTACCTTTGATGCCCTGAAGCTTGTCTATTTCTGCTTCTACATCTGATTCACTAGAGTCGTATGAATGTTTGCTTACATCCACATTTGCATAAAAACCAGAAAGCTGTTGTTTCTTGATTTCGTTGTGAGACATATTTATAGCGTGAGTTACACGCTCAGCACTAGAAAGATCTGAAGCTTCGTATGGCACTATCAAATCTTCGGGTGCAATAAACTTAGAAACCGCCCTGTTCAAGACGTTATCAAAGTAAACCTTTTTAAATGCGCTACCCGCTAGAGGTAAATAAAACAAAAGCATATCTAGTTCGGGGTCGTAGTCCTTCATTACATTCATAATGTAGAAGTTCATAAATTCTTGAACGCGATCAGCTTGTGTTTCTGTCTCTACTGTCCTGGCACCGATAATTTGTGTTTTTACCGGACCTTTGGCTGGCAACATTTCTTTGTAAGCTTGCGCTTGGAATTGAGTAACGGCCTCTGCCAAAATCGGGTGAATAACCCCAGAGCTACCTTCAAAGGGCTGTGATCTTCCCTCGTCAAACTTCATGCCTAAATATTTTAGGCCATCCGTGTATGTTTTTTCCCAGTCCGATCTTGATTCTTTGTCTTGGTTTATAGATTCAAGTATGTCGCCAGCTAATTTATTTAAAACACTGTCTTCTATTAGTTCGGCTAAATTTGCACCAAACTCCATAGGTGGCACTTCGTCTTCTAACTGTTCGTCACCAATTAAAATACCTTCTTCTGCTACAAGTATTTCGGCGGCATTTTTAATTTGATCTGCCCTAGAGGGTTCTGGAAAAACCTCAACAGATGAACCTGTTACTTTTACGTCTGGGGTTTCGCTTTGAATTTGTTCTCTTTTCTCTATAGCCATAATTCAGTGTAACACTTTTGTTCGTTGTTAATAATACACCACGCGCTTCTTGTTTAAGAAATCCGCTTGATCTGGATAATCGGCATCAAGCGATAAAAAGCCGCCTTGCCTGAATCTCATCAAAGCCATTGGAGCACTATCACAATAATCGTCATGGTCCCCATACGGAAAGCTTGCCATTTCTTCAATAACTTCGTCACTGAAATCTTCCTCTGGTGCCCAAACCATACCGCTTTCAAATATAGGCGCAACTGAGTTCATCCTGGCCACTTTGTCTTGCCCTCGGCTTGGAGTATAAGCTGTAACAGGTATGCCCATTCTTCTTAATTCTTGCGTCAAAGGTGTGCCGCTTGCTTTTGCTTCTATTAGCACACAATCTGGCTCCCAATATTTATATTCATCCCAAGCTAGTTTTTTTAATTCTGGAAAATCTACGCGCACCCTTTTTGCGTCTAACAACATAATTTGTTCAGCATCTTCATCACCAGAAACGCCAGGTTTAAATATTGCCCAAGTTGTTATAGCCGAGTAGTCAGCAGTTTCTTTTTTGCTAAAAGCCGTGTCATAGCTTTGTATAACATAGCTGTAAGGCGGAACATCTTCCTTTTCCCACCTGTTCCACCACTCTCTCTTTACAATAGATCCGGCTTCAGCTGTAGGATTCTGTAGCCACTGACTGTTCCATTTGGCGATCGGTAAAGATGCCTTAACAGATAGCAGCTCTTCTTTTTTCCAAAACTCTGGCCATAGAGGTGTTTCTGTCTCAGGCATAATTGCTGGAAACTCTACAATCTCCCATTGGTCGGCATGATCTGCGCTTTGATTCTTTAATACTTTACCAACCAGGTCTTTTGTAGACCATCGCGTCATAACTATAATTATGATTCCGCCAGGCTGTAAACGCTGTCTAGGTCCAGACGTATACCACTCATAAGCCGACTCCATCGCTGTCGGTGACAAAGCATCTTGCTCAGAATGAGGGTCATCAATAATTAATAGATCCGCGCCACGACCTGTAATCGCACCACCCACACCAGCATAGAATGATTCACCTTCCTGGTTAGTGGTCCATCGTCCAGCCGACTTGTTATCTGCCTGGAGCTTTAAGTCTGGAAAAACTTTTTGGTAATCTTCGCTGTCAATAATGTTTCTTACTTTACGGCCGAACCTAACAGCAAGCTCCGCGGTGTGTGTTGTTTGTATTATCTTTAAGTCGCCACGCAAACCCATCATCCAGCTTGGAAAGTAGGTACTAGCAAACTCAGACTTTGAGTGCCTAGGTGGTAAACATACTATCAGTCGTTTTAGTTTTCCTTGCGCAATCTTATTAAACTTATCGCCAATGATTTTGTGGTGTCGCCCTTCTATAAACTCTGGCCAAAGATGTTTTACATAACTGATAAAGTCGCCCTGGCACTTATCTTGTAATTCTATTTGGTCATATCTGTTTAAAAGCGCAACAGCCTCTGTTTTGTCTTGCTGTGACAAAATATCAAAATCTTTGAGTGAAACTTCAGTGCTCATATATTTATTGTTTCAATTTTTTCTGGAGCTTCATAATCGAAAGTTAATTGGTTTACGTCGCCGTGAAATGGTTCACAAGAATCCGAACATCCGTTGCTAATTTGAAAATGGTGTACATCTATAAACTTTTCAAAACCTTCGTCTACCATTTCTCTTATGTCTTGTACGCTTTTAAATCCTCTAAAAAATTTAATGCTTTTGTGTTTTTTCAAGACACCATTTTTTTGTAAATGCCTTGCCATGGCTCCGGTTTGTCCATATTTCTTTTCCATTCTTTCTGGAAAATCAAAAGCTTCTGGGCTTTCAACCATAATTGTCATAAGTTTTTTATCAGATTTTTTCCAACACCAAACACAATTTCCAAAATGTTCTGGTATCTCTAAGTCAAACTTTTGGTCTTCCCACCAATCTAAAATATCTTCTTTTGTTTTATTCCATTTTACCAAAGGATAAATTAAACCGAAGCTGTCAGCCGTTGGTGACATTCGATCAAATTCATCTGCTCTTATACCTATTGCCATTTTATAATCGCCATTTTTTAAGCCAAGGCTTCGTAAATATGCTTTTATTGGGACCTCTTTAAGCTCTCTGGTGCAATGCGAAGCTTTTGACCAAGGTATTCCATATTTTTTTATAACACTTTCAAAAGGTTTGCCGTCCCTAGATGCTGTTTTAAAGTTAACTATTTTTGCCGTAGTTCCTTTGCCTTTTTTTGGGTTTGTAACGGCCTCAATCCACACAGTTTGAAAACCAAACTCTTTATCACACTTGTTTATAAACTCTAAAGTCTTTTCGTGCTCTTGACCTGTATTAGCAAAAATTACTATGACATTTTTCCATTGGTCTTTGCTTTCAAGTAACTTTTTTGTTAAATAGCCAGAAGTTCTGCCGCCGCTAAAAGAAATAACCAAGGTTTGTTGTTCTTGATTCATCACACCTCGTGCCACTCTTTGCCTTCAAACAACAAGCTTTCTGCCTCTCGTCTACGAATAAGGCCTTCTAAAGTTTGACCACCAGCTTT